ATTCGATATGCACGGGACACATTTCTTCGGGCCGCATGTTGGCGGCGATCTGAAGAACACAACGCCCAAAAGGTTTCTGCAGCACAAACGGCAATTTGCTAGATTTAAGGGCACGCCCGTGGTAAATTGTACTCCGGGGACGGCGCTAACCTACTTCCCCATTCTTCCTCTTAGGGAGGTGTTTTAATGGCCAATATTGTAAGTGAAGGTGTAGAGATATCTGGCGTCGATGAGTTATACAAAACATTCCGCCAGCTTCCAGCCAAAACCCAGAACAAAGCCATGAAGCCCGCGATGCGCGAAGGCGCCAAAATCGTCAAGAAAGCAGCGGCCGGCAATATCCGTGCGATCACTTCGGAATCTTCGCGCTCACTTGGACTGCTAGCCAAAAGTCTGGCGGTCTACCAGATGAAGGCGAGGGGCTTCATCCGAATGGCAGTATCAGTACGCAAGGGTAAGGTGACGGACAAGGGCGTGCGCGTGGGGCTATACGCCAGCGTGCTTGAGTATGGCAAAGAAAACCAGCCACCCAGGTCATGGATCAGAAAGGCGGCGCGGGAGTCAACCAACGCCGTTATCCAAAAGGTTGCATTGGAAGCGGAAAAGCGTATGAATGCTGCGATAGAGGCTTCCAAAAAATGAGCAGCATCACACCAAACATTCGAGACATTTTGCTTGCCTCACCTGCAGTGGTTTTGTTGCTTGGCAGCAAACCACTGCGTTTTTTCCCATGGTCTGAAGCCCCGGAAAAGACGGTGAAGCCATATGCCACCTACGGCACCTACAGCGGCGCCCCAAACAACTACCTTGCCACTACGGCGGACATAGACGGCCTAGGCACTCAGATTGATATCTGGTCGGAAACGGTGGCATCCTGCGAAGATTGCTTCGAGGCAATCCGCGATGCACTCGAACCCATCGGGCACCTGACTTCGTTCCAGGGCGTGACCCGCGACCCGGAGACTCGCCTCTATAATGCGCGGATGGAATTCGACTTCTGGCAGGCTCGGGCATGAGTGACAAGGTTCAGAACTATACGTGGGCGTGCGGGCTTCTTCGGGAGGCCATGGAAGCCAATATCTATGGCTCGGTCTCCTTTCATATGCAGAACGGCTTTATCGCCAATGCCAAAACGGAAACCACCGCAAAAGCGCCGGTTGACAATCTGAAGGTAAAGACTTAGCATTGCAGTGTTGGTAATCGAAAAAATCGAAGCCGCTTCCCGAAAGGGGGCGGCTTTTTCTTTTGGGGGTTTATATGGCTCTAAAGACACAAGGCAGTCAGCTTTACATCATTGACCCGGATGCCAGTGGCGGCCCCGAGATTCTTACCGTGGAATGCGCCACGTCGATCACCGGTATCAGCGCATCGCGTGACCAGATCGAAACCACCTGCCTTGAGTCCCCCGCGCGGACATACGAAGCAGGCTTGGCTGCGCCTGGGTCTATGTCTGTAACCGTCAGCTTTGACCCGACGAATGAATCCCACGTCCGTCTGCACGAACTCTACACGGCCGGCACGAAGTTCGATGCCGCGCTTGGGCTATCGGATGGCACCGCGGCACCGACGCTCGACACGGATGGAGAATTCGTTCTTCCTACCACCCGAAGCTGGCTGCTGATGCTGGATACTTTCGTTCAGGATTATCCGTTCGATCTGGCGCTAAACACCGTCATCACGTCGAATATGTCCTTGCAGTTGTCGGGCTTCCCAACCGTATTCCCGAAAGCATAGACCATGAGCGGAGTCAGTAAACTAACGGAAGGCCTTGCCTCAAAGCGTGAGGAAGTCATTATTGAATTCAATGGTGAGCAACTGAAGTTCTACGCTACCACCATTGGGTTTGGTGACGTGATGAAGTCAGCGATGCAAAAGACTGAAGAATCGGATGGAGCCTTACAGCTTATCAACATCGTTGTGGCAAGCATCACTGACGAAGAAGGCAACCACTTCACGGCAGAACAGGTAAGGAATCTTGACGCGGAAATAGGGCGTAAACTTCTGGATGCAGTCATAGAAGTAAACAGTCGGGGTGAAGCGGGAAAAAAGTAACACCGGCTGAGGAATTCTGGTGCGAACTCGCCATGATTACCAGTCGGACCATAGGAGAGTTGCAGACCACAATTACTATGGTCGAGTTGGATATCTGGCTTGCGTATAGAAAGAAATACGGGCCTATGAATCCGAACCGTACATTTGACGCAGGCCCAGCCATTGTAGCTTCGATGATAGCGCGTGCGCATGGGGCCAAGGATATCAAGCCAAAAGATTTCATGCCTTATTATGCGGAGCCTACGGCGGAAGCCGATAAGGAACCAACCGCTCATGACTTTATCAAAGCCTTCGGGCGGGGGGTGAAAGTTGGCCGGAGGTAGCGCAGGTAGTATTTTTGTTGATCTGCTTTTACGGGATGCCAAGTACACTCAGGGCTTGGGACGCGCACGATCATCTACTGACAAATTCATCAACAGCGCCAGTCGCTCATTTACCACTTTCGCCAAGTCAGTCGTTGCTGGAGCGACTGTTGGTGCGCTGGTCAGTTTAACCAAGAGTGCAATTGATACAGCGTCTCAAATTAAAGACCTTTCCGATAGGCTCGGGCTAAGCACCACGCAGTTGCAAAAATATACCACGGCTGCGAATTTAGCGGGCGTCAATTCTCAGGTTTTTGAAACTGCCGTCAGCAAACTGAATGATAAAATGGCCAACGGTGAGATAGGCTACAAGACTACTGCAGGTGCCCTTGAGGCTTTAGCCGACCGCGTTAAGGATGCCAAAACGAATATTGAAGCTGCCGCTATTGCGAATGAAGCCTTTGGCGCAAAGGATGGGGCCAAGCTTCTGCCGTTTCTTAAGCAAGGTTCTGAAGGTATCAGGCAGTTAGGCATTGAGGCTGAGAATCTTGGAATCATCCTCGACGCAGAAACCATAGAGAAGGCGGAGCAATTCGGGGATAGGCTCGACCTGCTTGGTAAGACCGTAAAGAACAATTTCTACCAGGGATTTCTGGCTGCATTTGTGGATGAAACAGATAGCCTCAAGGATGTATTCAAAGATAAAGAATTCATTCAGGCAATCAAAGATGTTGGCGCGGCTCTGGGTGACTTCGTGGGCTTTATCGCCAGAAATTTACCACCTACAGTTAAGGCCCTTAAAGACTTTATCGACCTTGCAAAAAGCACCCCGATGGTAAAATCCATAAGCGGGGGCATAGACGCCTTGTCATATCTTGGCCGGGGCGCTGCGCGGGGCGCGGACAGTTTAGGCTTAGGTGACACTGTATTGGGTAGGCTAAACGATAACCCATCTGTGGTTACTGACCCGAAGAAGATCAGTGAATTGCTCAAGCGGAATCAGGATATTTTAAAGAACGGTGCGACCTTTGAAGGCGGCAATGAAGAGAAATTGGGAAAGACCACAAAACAATTAAGTGACGCAAGCTCGAAACTTAAGAAAGAGCAGGAAAGGCTAGGGCAGCTCTATAGTAAAAATATAGAATACATTGATGGGCTTACTGATTCGACAAGAAACTATTTATCAAAGGTGCAGGAATTTGATGAACTTCTCGCCAGCGGCAAATGGAGTGCCGAACAGTACGGCGAAGCGATGCGAAAGCTTAACGATGATTTTAAGGATGCCAACGATAAAATGACCGTCTACGCAGAACAGGCGGCCCGCAATATTCAGGATGCCTTCGCGGACTTCCTCTTCGACCCACGTCAACTGCACCTGTCCGCGCCCATAGTACACTCTCCCAGTTTTTGGAAGCTTTGGGGATTTCATGGGATTAATCACGGCATCCGGCTGGCCGTAAGCGCGGTTCTTCACTATGCGTATCGCGCTAGAGTCATTCGTGGCAAAGCCCTCGCGCACCGGCACCATACGCCCGCCGGTCTCGTGGAATACCGTGGCCAGGATGTACGCCAGTTTGGGGAAGTCATTCTCTTCCACGTCATTGGTGCGCTTGAGCCATGCCGCGAGAATGGATTCGGTTCCGTCAATCTGCTGCTGGGTGAGTTTGCCGCCAAACGGTGCGCGACGGAGGTATGAATACAGCGTTGTTTTGTTCAACATAGCGCCCCCATTGATTCGGCAAATATAACCCACCGGATTCAAAAAGGATACTGCAAATTTTTATGCGGTTCGGATGAATAGTCCGAATGGGAAAGTACCGCCGCCACCACCGGTCATAGCGTAGCCGCTCACGTTTCTCCATGTCCCCGTGACTGTAAGTGCCAGGTCAAGCGTAAACCCCGTTGAGAAACCTTTGGCGATGTAAAGATCGGATGATCCAACTGTTGCACCATTTGCAAGCGTTCCACTATTGCGCCAATAAAGCAAAGCGTATGCGCCAATCCCCAGGGAGTTGTTGGTGTCCAGCATAACAACCGGGGCGCCAGTGGTCGGTGATACGACAACCCCAGCAGAACCGGTGACCTGATTGACGCCACCGCCTGCGCCCACGAGAATGAACTGCGAGCCATCGTACCTTGCAGTGTAATAAGCCCCGGCGACGATATCTGAGGCGACCAAAACCACTACCGCACCACCAGAGATTTTCTTCAAATCCTTGGTGCCCAAGCCGTTGACATTGATGGTGACGGTGGATGTGTTATTGTTCGCCGCCTTGAAGTTAATCTCCATCCCCGTGGTGTAGGTGGGGACGGGGTCAAGCGTCAGCGTCAGCGCGTTTGTCCCAGTGGCATTCGCGGTGTTGAAAGACCCCCTTTGCAGGTCAATGGCATTCGGGATTTCATAGCCCCCCATCTGAACAGCATCACCCACACGCAGGCGGTTATTCGTCAGATCGACGATGATCTCACCTTCCGCTGGGGTGAGTAGGTCGCACTGTGATTCGGTGCCTCTACGGCGTTTTACTTCTGTTGCGGTCATGGCCTTTGCTCCTATGCTACATATCCAAAATCTTCGTTGCTTGATGGTGCATCCGCGACGCTTCCGTAATCAAGGAACACACTCGCAGTTTCCGTCACCGATCCATAGTCTTCTGTGTCAACCACCCCACCGCTGGCACCCACCGTGGCGCCGACGATAGTAACCCAATTTGACCGAACGCCAACGTTATTCATCGCCCTGATTCTCAGGTCGTACCTTACGCCGATCGAGGCGGTCACCACGTCTGTCTTTGTCAGATGCCCGGATACGAAGAAACCCGGCGAGTAATCATCATCCGTTGTTCCGGCGTTCAGTTTGTATTGCTGCT